CAAGAATCAAGCCGCCGCCGAGCGTCCGCCGCCGGTCCCGGATGCGAATGTGGCGCTGAACAACTCCCAGTCCGCCACTGACGCGATGCGCCAGCGCCGCGGCCTGCTCGCCAACATCTACGCCGGAGCCAGTAACAGCCAGCCGGTCAGCGGTAGCACCACTCTGGGGACCTGAGATGACGCCAGCGGCGCTGGTGAAGGCGGAAGCGCTCGCCAGGCACATCAAGCACCTCGGCTGCCGTCAGAGCGAATTCGAACTGTACCTGACTCCATCGGAGGCCCAGGAGCTGCTCGACTGGCTGCCGGTATCCGGGCTCGTCGATCAGTATCAGATCCCGCTGCTCGAGCAGGACATCGCGCAGGCCAGGCGCGCCAAGGACCCGTGGATTGTGCTCGGTCACTTCCTGATCGGAGGATTCAAGTCCTACGGAGCACCGCATTGAGCGATGATGCGAATACGCTGATCCGGGATTACCAGTCTCTCTGGCAGCAACAGGCCAATTTCCGGTCTCTGTGGAACACCGTCGCGCAGTTCGTGATGCCGGCCTGGGACAACTTCATCGGCGAGTTCGCGGAAGGCGTGAACCGCAACACCCGCATCTTCGACTCCACCGCCATCATCGCCAACGAGCGCTTTGCCGCTGCCATGGAGGCGATGCTCACGCCGCGCACGATGGTGTGGCACAAACTCAAGGCGGACGAGGAGGCCCTGAACGACGATCCTGCGGTGCAGAGATACCTGGATGAGGTGAACAAGATTCTCTTTGCCGCGCGCTACCACCCGGAGGCCAATTTCGCGAGCCAGACGGATGAGTGCAACATGTCTCTCGGGGCGTTCGGAAACAACGTGCTCTACATCGACGAGGTGGTAGGCAAGTCCCTGCGCTACATGTCCTGGCCGCTCTCGGAAGTAGTCTGGTCGGTGAACCACCAGGGCTTTGTCGATAACGTGTATCGCAAGTTCAAGTACAGCGCGAAGCAGGCGGTTCAGCATTGGGGACGCGATCGGGTGCCGGAGGCGATCCGGCGCAAGTTCGAGCAGTCCCCGCACGAGCAGGTGAACGAGTTTCTGCACTGCATCAGGCCGAACAACGACTATCGGCCATCCGAGTACGGAGACGCGGCGAAGCGCTTCGAGTGCTGGTACGTGTACCTGGGCGATAAGAGCGTGATCGAGAAGTCAGCCTATCGGGCATTCCCGTGCGCGATCGGACGGTATCGCGTCGCCCCGCGAGAGAATTACGGGCGCGGTCCTGCCGTCACCTGTCTGCCGGACATTCGCACCGCGAACGAGATGGTCAAGACGAACCTGCGTCAGGGACAGAAGGCGGTAGACCCTCCGATTCTGCTCGCGGAGGAGTCGGTCCTGAACAACTTCAACCAGCGTCCGGGCGCGAACAACTACGGGATGGTCAGCGCGGACGGCAAGCCGCTGGCCGTGCCGTTCGAGTCCAAGGCGAACTTTCAGGTCGCCACCGAGATGCTCACCGATGTGCGTAACGTGCTGCGCGACACGTTCCTCAATACGCTGTTTCAGATCCTGGTCGAGAATCCGAACATGACGGCGACCGAGGCGCTGCTGCGTGCCCAGGAGAAGGGCGAGCTCATCGCTCCGGTCATGGGTCGCCAGCAATCCGAGTTCCTAGGCCCCCTGATCCACCGCGAGCTGGACATTCTGTCCAACGCGCGCCAGTTGCCTGCGGCTCCTCCACAGTTGCTGCGCAGCAAGCGCGGCGTGACGATCGAGTACACCTCCCCGCTCGCGCGCGCTCTACGCGCCGAGGAGGGCAGCGCCATCATGAACACGGTTTCGGACCTTGCGCAGATGATGAATATCGATCCGACCGTCAAGAACCTCATGGACTTCCACGACGCCGCACGCGAGATGGCGAACATCCGCGGTTGTCCGGCCAAGCTCCTGCGCAGCGATGAGCAGATCAACGAACTGATGGAACAGCAGGCACAGCAGCAGCAGGACGCGCAGGCCGCCGCACAAGCCCCGCAGGTGGCGCTCGGGGTCAAGAACCTCGCGCAGGCCGCGCAACTCGCTGGCGGATCGGCGTCCCAAGCCGGTGCGCAGCCGGGAGCGGCCGCGTGAGTAACGTAGTCACCATATCCGGGCTGCCGAGCGGGACGACGCCGCTTACGGGTACCGAGGCGGTGCCGGTCTGGCAGGGCGGCTCGACGGTGCAGGTGCCTGCCGGCGCGTTTGGCGGCAACAACGGCGCCTATCAGTTCGTCGCTCCAGGCTCGACTGACGTTCAGATTCAGGCCGCTATCAACGCGCTCTCTGCCACCGGAGGCACCGTCTATCTCGGGGCCGGGACTTACACGATCAACAATGCGCTGGTGCCGGTCTCTGGCGTCTCGCTGATCGGTGTTCGGCAGACTTATCCGTCCACGACCGGGATCATCGGGAACGCATTCACGATCAGCGGCGGGACGATCCTGGTGGCGGGGAGCGCGACGGTTGCTATCGCCTCGAACACGGCGAACCTCTCGACATCCGGGACGTGGGCCGCTGGTGGATTGCCTGTCGGTCTCCTGACGGGCGCGGACTTCAAGAATCTGGCCTTCAGCGGCTTCAGTTCCATCGCGATCCAGATCGGGGGTCAGAACAACGCCGGGTGTGGTTTCTGCAGCTTTGAGTGGCTGTTCTTCAAGAGCTGCGGCACGGCGATGCAGATCAAGAACTTTGCGTTGTGTAACTTCCAGCATCTTACTGCGACTGCTTGTACGCAGGGAGGCATATTCCAGTCGGCAGTTGCAGCGAGCGTGGATCAGATTGGTAACTCCTGGTTCAATGACCTGAACTTCGATGGTCAGGGCGCGAACCAGAATTTAAATAGGCCATGGATATTCGGAGTCGATAGCGCGGTATCAAACGCGAATCTTAATGAGATCCACGCTACCGATATCGGATATTACAATTCCGGTAGGAGTTCCGTTTCTCAGACTGCGACGCTGAATGGCACTACCACGGTAGCAGTGACCAGCGGGGCCAGTTTCCCGGTCGGGATGCCGGTGCAGTTCACCAGCAGCGCGGATACCACGTTCGTCACCGGAAGATCGTTTTTCGTTCTCACTCAAGTTGGAAACAATCTCACTTTGGGGAACTACCGAGGCGGGAGCGCATTGACTGCCTCTGGGAGCACGAGCCCGACCATTCAGCAATACGGATTCCCCGGTTTGGATTTGGGTGGCATAAGTCCGGTAGCTGGTGCCATCACGGCAAGTTCGTTCACTGGCCTCGATCTTGAAGGACCATCCTGCGCTGTTTGCTACGTGGAAGATGGAGAGAACGTCGTTGTGGAGCTTCATGAAGTATCCCAAGCGGCCAACGTCATCCATGTGGTTTTGAGGCAATCGCTATTTGTCAGCATTGGCGGCTTTGCTGCTCCTATCACTCTGGATATGGACGGATTCAATCCCGGTACCAATCGCCTCATGGGACCTGCGATAAATAGCGCTTCTGGCGGCAACATCGGCAAGAACAACGGCGCTGCTGGACTGTATTACGACTACACGAACGCGCTTTGGGGATTGAGCCTAAATCCGGCCGGCCAACAGGCTCCTGACCTGATTCATAGAGGCCCACAGGGAGGGTTTCTCGCGCCAATAGTTTCTATTGGACAGAAGATAAGCCAGTATCCTTACGCGACAAGCACTCTTGATCCGTCCGTTTCTGGTTGCTTCGTTGGTAGTAATGCCACGGCGCAGACCTATACGCTCCCATCTTTGAACAACGCATTCGGTTCAGCCGGCAATGGCGGTCTCATCTTTGAAGTAGTGGCCTACGGGGCCGGCACGATCACGGTCGCGGGACCTGCGAACAAGCTCTTTGGATCTGGCGCTAACGGGAAATCCAACTGCGTGATCCCTCAAGGAGCGAGCGCGAAGTTCATCGCTGACCCTGCGGACGGCATATGGGTCGTCATGGGTGCCGTGGGATGCTCGTTCACATGACCCAACCGATGCCCTCCCAATTCCTCACCACCGACACCGGCAAGAACCTCGTCACGCAGGCGGGGGTGAACCTTGTGACGGGCTATGCTGTCGGCTTCGGCGCGATCGACGCGTACGACATGCAGAATGGCTCCATCGCTCTCGCGTGGGGCGGGTTGCAAGGCGCGACTGGATATAACGTCTACGTCAACGGCATCTTCAACCAGACGGTTCAGCAGCCCGATTGCGTCGTCTCTGGCCTGACGGTCGAAAGCTACAGCGCCTCGGCAGTCGCTCCGGCGTTAGGCAACTCGCTGCGGCCGCAGAACATGCCGCCGAACGGGGTGATAACGCCAAGCGGCACGTACGTGTTCTCGGTGACTGCCATCGTGGGCGGTGTCGAGGTTTCTGCCTCGCCGCCCAGGACCGTGACCGTGAGCCCGACCTCGATCATGCTGCTCACACCGATGAAGCGTCTGTGGCCGTTTCCGAACACAGGATTGGATTAATGCAGAAACCAATTCCCGTGAAGAATGCCGCGGCGAAGCCCACCGATGCCGCGAATCAGATTGATGCCGTCGAGGACCTGCACTTCAGGCAGGACGAGATCGAACGCGCTCTCGCGGCTCTCGCCCTGTCATCGAAGCCAGAGACCATCGTGTCAGTGGTTCAGGGCGCGGTGTGCGCGATGCAAGCGCAGCTCCAGAATGACATTGTGAGCAACGGCCAGAAGCTCCTGGACGCCTTTGCGCGCGATGCCACCACAGATGAGTCGGTAGCCGCGAAACTCGATGTGGTCGCAGACAAACTCGACGCCCTTGTCTCCATGCTTGCCAAGCCGGTCAAGAGAGTTTGCACGGTGGAGATGCCGAGCGGACCTGTTACCATGACCGTCACCGAAACACGGTAAGGATATGCCCGCAGCGCCAGTCTTACGGGCCGATGAGCCAGCCATCGAGGTCCAGCAGGTTACCGTAGCGGCGCAGAATGATATGCTGATAGCCCTGCTGTTACTGTCCAGCGAAGTTTGAATGCCAGAATTGACTGACGAGGATCGCAACGCCCTGGAGAAGGCGCAAGCGCTACAGCGCTACCGCACTTTGCGAGACGCGTTCGTGGCGCTGTTCGGACCTCCGGGTGCCCCGACGCCGCACGGGGATCTGGTGCTCAAGCACCTGGATAAATTTTGCGGTCGCGGAAGTCTCAACATCGTCAGCGATCAAACTGGCGCCACTGATATCCCAAAGACCTTCAGGAACGTCGGCCGACGCGAAGTGGCCGACGCCATCTACGACATGATTGCATGGAGAGAATCCGATGCCGACCGCAACTGAAGCGCTTAGTTCTGCCGCGAGCTCCGCCGCGAGCCCCGCCACTGCCGCTAGCCCGTCCGCTGCACCCTCCGCAGCCACCGCGGCGCCCGCTGCGTCTCCTGCCGCCAACGAATCGTTTTGGAGCGGATGGGCTGACAGCTCAGACAAGGACGTGCGCGAATGGGCGCAGAACAAGAACTACCCGGACGTGAAAACGCTCGCCCGCACGGCACTCGGTCTCGAAAAGCTCATGGGAGCAGAGAAAGCCGGGCGCACGGTGGTGCTGCCGGCGGATGAGTACGACAAGGAAGGCAATCTCATCAAGGCCGATGATGCGGGCCGCAAGGCGTATTACGCCAAGATCGGGGTGCCTGAAAGCCCTGACAAGTACGATCTGCAGGTGCCTGCGGATAACCCTTACCCGCAGTTCTCGAAATACATCTCGCAGATGTTCCACGAGAACGGCGTGCCGGCTCGGATGGCAACGCAGCTGGCGAAGGGGTACGAGGCCACCATGGCCAAGATGGAGGCGGAAATCCGCGCCCAGGAGGATGCCAAGAGCCAGACGGACATGCAGGAGCTGGAGCGCGCATGGGGCTCGAACTACCAGGAGCGGGTGGCCCTGGCGCAGCGTGGATCATCGTACCTCGAAAAGGAAGTCGGCGGACTTACCGACATCCAGAAGCGCACGCTCGAGAGCGTACTCGGAACCCCGAAGTACATGACGCTGATGTGGAAGATCGGCTCTGGCAATCAGGAAGCCCGTTTCGCCGGGGACACCAACCGCGGCAATCAGTTCGGCAGTTCATCCGGAGAAGCCCAGGCTCGTCTGGATGCGATCCAGGCTGATCGCGCGGCCGGAAAGATCAACGACTTCAAGTGGCGGGAAATGGCAAAGCAGGGTGGAGAAATCGACACCCTGCGAGATCAGATCGTGAAGGGGTTCGCTCAGCAGGCGTGACAGTTGACAGTGCCCGCGAGGTTTGGCAACGTCACATCGTCAGCGATGACCGAAGGCGGATACGGGAGGGATACTCCCCCCGCTGAAGGGTCCAAAGGACCAGATTAAGACGGGCTCGCCCGTCCAGAAGCGCCCCGCGCGAGCGAAACGGCCTTCGAGAACATAACCGTTTTCGGAGGCCAATTCGTGTCAACCAACATCGTCACTTTCTACGTCCAGCAGTACGCCAAGACTCTCAACGAGCTTGTGCAGCAGAAGACCAGCCGCTTGCGCAAGCACTGCACCGAGGACAAGTACGTCGGCCAGGCAGGTTCCCCTGTCGAGCAGGTCGGCGCCGTCTCGATGCAGCCGGTCACCCAGCGCTATGGTCCGATGCAGCGTGTGGACGCGCCGACCAACCGGCGATGGGTATACCCCAGCGATTACGATCTGCCGCAGTTGTTCGACAACTTCGACAAGCTGCGCCTGCTAATCGACCCGAAGGGCAAGTTCGTCACGAACGCGCACAGCGCGGCCAATCGCCAGTTCGATGATCTGATCATCTCGGCGCTCGGCGGCACGGCGCAGACCGGAGTATCCGGTACGACTGCGGTCACCTTTCCTTCATCGCAGATCGTCAGCGTGCAGCAGGGTGCCACGGCGCCCACGGGATTGACCGTGGCGAAACTGCGGCAGGCGAAACTGATCCTGATGCAGAACGAGGCGTATTCGGACGAGGAAGAAGATCCGGGCGATCCGAATTCGGGTCTCGTGTGCGTCGCTGGCGCTCGCCAGCTCGACAACCTCATGGCCGAGGCGCAGGTCGTCAGCCGGGATTTCAACGATCAGCCGGTGCTAGAGGAAGGCCGTGTGAAGCGGTTCCTCGGAATCGAGTTCATCCGTAGCGAGCGGTTGCAGACCGGCACGGACGATCAGGCCGGAACGAGCACCAAGGTGTTCGTCTGGCAGCGCGAGGGCATGCATCTGGGATTGTGGAACGACATCTCAACCAATATCAGCCAGCGCCACGACCTTCAGT